GGGGTGTCGGGTCATGCCCTTCAGACCTCTCTGAGGTGCGGCGAGTTGCCCCGCCTGAGAATTCACATCTCTACAGCACCACTAGGAGGCTGCCGTGCTACCAGTCTCTTTTGAGATTGGCTACAGCAGGATGCTCCACAAGTATGGGTTCATCAGAAAGAATTACCAGTTCGAAAATTTCCTCCAAATCCACGAGGCCGAGGTCGTAAACCTCCATCGCCCAATCCCGAAACTCGTCGTCAGAAACGAGCACAGTTTCGGATTTAATGGTTGGGACAATGTTGGCCAAGTCGATCCCACTAATTTTTGCATGCCATGTCAGGTCGTCCAAAGACAACCTGGACGAATCTTCCATCACGTACCGTGCAAGAAAGAAGTCGCGCAAAAATGGCACATGCCGAAACTCGTAGGCATAGGAGAGACTTTTGCCTGCCATGTACTGGCTGTGGGTTTTGTCTTCCGTGTACAACGCACGAGCGTTGAACCGGCAAACGGCCTTGCCGATCAAAGGCACCATGCAAGGGTGCTCGCGATCGCAAATGAGCCGTCGGCTCAAGAATGTGGCATCACCCCAACAAGACGGACGCTTAGCTTTCAACTTCATCCTAAAAGTCAAAACGTGATCCACCCAAGCCCGCAAATCGATGGGCTTGTTCACAGCAGCCAAAAGGTCATCACCCAGAACGAGTGCGCGAGCGCAAGCGCCCTGGGCTTTCATGGCAGTAGTGAACATGCACCAATTATACATTGAATTGCGGACAGTGGTGAATGTGGTACCGGTTGGGAGCTGATTCTTCAAGGTAGCGGACAAGCCAAAATGGCGAGAACGCACCTTGAAGGTATTAACCTCCTTGAGCAAGTGACGCAGCCAGTGAGGCATGTTGATTCTGCAAAGGAACGCGTCAAACAGCAAATGCACGCGTTTGCGCTGTTCCTTGTCGTTAGCAGAATAGTCGCCCTCCACTATGTGGGGGTAAGAAATATCGGAACTAACGAAGTGCGCGAGAGTAGTGTCAGTCTGTTTGTAAGCTGTGAGTGTCTCGACCCCGTCGATGGGCCCAAAGGCAAGACACGCGTTAAAGCGCTCCATGCAG